GAAATACATTTTCAAGCTCAACAGCAAAATCTTCAGCCATATTTGCCAATGAATCCCGCGCATTCCAGCCCTTCACAGGGGCGGGTATGTTTGCGCTCTGAGATACTTTGGATTTTCTAGAATTGTCGTTGAGAGGTTGGAGCATTTTAGTATCCTAATATTGGCGACCGTTCATATCAAATATTCCTTTCGAGTGTCATTACGCCCAACTGCCTTCTGGAACGTAAACGCCGCGCGCGGCAGAACTAATTCCAGACATATCTAGCGTCCGCCGTCCGCCAGCGCGTGAAGTCTCGTTCGCCAGTTTCTGCTCATACGAACGGAAATCCTCGGAATAATCCAGACCGTTCTTCTTCTTGAACCGCCAGACGACACCCAGTTCCATCAGGTTCTCATCTAGCACGCCAACATCTGTGTCAACGGCCCATGCCGATTGATTTGCTCCGGCGCTAGACTGACAGAAGTATGTCGACTGGTATTCAAACACCCATGTATTCCCCGCAGATGGCGCTGGGTAAGCGTAAAGCTTCCCACCGAACAACCTATAGCTGGGATATGGTCCCGTCGCTGTACGGGCCTTCAGGGCTTGCCACTCGATGGGAGACAGCGGCCCCGTCACGGGCTGCGTTAGCGTGCGGTCCCAGAACGTGCCGCTGGTGATATAAGAGAACCCTGGCGCAAGCGTCGTCATAACGCCCTGCGACTCTGCCGCCAGACTCGTGTGCGTCTTCTCAATCTGCGTGGCAGGCCAGGAATACCGATCAAGAAGCTCCCGGCCCTCAACCTGAGCCAAAGCCAGCAATGTCCGCACATTCTGGTCCTGAGATGCGATTACAACGGACGGGCGTGTCAGCCCGATTATATCGCACGAATTCTGGACAATAGTGAGTAGTGTCATTTAGTCCTCTTTTCTAGGTCGTCCACGCTTCTTAGGGAGTTCATCTAAACGCTCCAGCAAATCTGAAATCTGTTCGTCTTTTCGCTTAACTATATTAGATAAATCCTCAAGTTTAACCCTTAGTGCAGAAACATCCTCCGAAGTTTTATTCTGATTCGCAGATTCTAAGTAAGCCTTTGCTTTCTCCTTCATCGCTACGCCACCCATCCCCAGCTTGCGTATCGTATCGGCGTTAGCCTCCGCTAAATCTTCAATTGTTCTGACTGTCGCATTCTGGCAGGTTTTCAATCCCGCCGGGGTTACCCCAGGCCAATTCTTCAAATCTGTGCCGTTTACAGGAGCCTCACGACCATCTTTCCAAGCCTCATATGCGCGGTAGGCAAAAGGCGATGGTGGCTTCCTTCGATTGTCGCCATTCTTCCATTCATTGAGTAGCGCATCATTGATTGGCTTATCTACAACCAAACCGCCGCCCGGCATCGTAATTATAGCAAATTCAACGTCTTTGAACACCGGCATCCCTTGCGATATGGACTCGGCCCTATCCTCCTCTGGACGTAGTTCAAACTCAACGTAAAACCCGTGCCGTTCTTCCTGTAGCATCTCAACCATAATTTCCCCCTTCAAGTTAAAGATGGGGACGCCCTCCGAAGAGCGCCCCCGTCCCCAAGTTAAGCCGCAGTCGCGTCATCCATGAACGGGCGCTGAATTTCGAATTCAGCAAGACCGGTGGACGGCGTTCCGATTGCACTTGCACCCTTAGCAAGTTTCACACGATCACCAGCGACGACAGCATCATCGATGCTGCCTGCCGTGGCAGTTGCGAAGACCAGACCGTTGTCCGCATAACCGGCGAGACACTTGCCTACCGCTTTGCCACTGATCTGATACCAGCCGTAGGAACTGGCAACATTGATCGACATAGAAACAGCAGTCGGGCCAATGGCGTTCGCAGCCAGCAGCGCGGTTGAGTTATCATCAGCATTGTACGTTACAAAAGACCCCAGCACCGTGGATGCTACGCCCTTCAGGTAAACGAACTCACCAGCGCCGTAAGCGGTGGAGGCACGATCAACCGCTTGGACGATAGTGCCGAGCGGATGGTTCTGGGTTGTCGAGGTTACAGAGATGTTCTGCGCCCCGATTATCGTGTTGGTAATCTCATAGTCAGACATTAGATTTTCCTTTCAGGAAATAGAGTTTGCATGAATGCCGACTAGGCTTTCATGACGCCCTGAAGTGAACGGTTTGAAACGGTGCAATTCCCTTGCCAGATTATGGGCAAAACCTGAGCGTCTTGGTTAACCGACGATTTTTCGGGGACTTCCGTCCAGTTGGCCAATCGATGACTGCAAAGCCCTATATAATCGGTATTGAGGAAATATGCGTGAGCGTCCGGCATACCAGCAGCCGAGCTATCATAAACAACATCCGCGCCTTTGTACTTCAATGAAGTACTTCCGGTTTTAAGATCGGTGGTGTTGGTATAGCGTTGGATGCTTGTCTGACTGTTATCGAACATAGTAAAATATGTATCGTCCATTACGATGAGATCAGGCATGTCGTTATTACGCGTCAGAGCCAACCACAATGGGAGCATCAAGCTCTCAATGGTCGTGGAACTTGGCGTGATACCGGCTCCGCCTTGCAAGGGAGCCGCCGCAGACTGAAGGATGCTTTTCCAGAACGTGTATGTGCTGGAATTAATCCCACCGACCGTACCCGTGCCAGCATCAGACACAAGAGCTTGCAGACCATTGATCTGGTTGGCAGCCGTGCCGTCGCTGTAGAGGTCAGTCGAGAAGTTATTTCCCGCTGTCCGCATCGCATTCTTCAACTTGTTTTTCACAAGTTTGATAACGCCTTCTTTGCCGCTGTTTTGGCGAACTTCGAGGCCAGAAGCCACAACATTGATGGCGACCTGTTTCCACGCAAAATTGGCAGCGGTAAAGACTTCCGACTGCGCGATGTCCAGCGTGTCGTAGCCGCTGTAGCGTTGGTATGTGCCGTTCTCTGCATAATCCAGAGGGACCTGAATTTCCCAACCGCCAGAAATAAGATCAACGCGGTCTTTTTCTGTCAGCCGTTGATGCAGGGCCGTGTGGTTAGAGACGTTATCTTCCAAGTATGTATTTTTGAAATGACGGTACGTTAGCGCCGCAATCTCCGTAAACGAACTATTGGCAGGCATGATTTAGACCTTTCAAGTCTAGGCCGACACGCGGTCGTCAATCAAGGCTCCGATAAAATCATCTACACTTTTAGCTTTAGCAGCACCCGATGGTAAAACGCCAGTAGAACTAACTCTGGTACCGCCCGCCCTTTTAGCAGCCGATGACTGCTTCTTAGCTTTGGAGATACGGTCAGTTTCAGATTTAGCCTTTAAATCAACATTTATCTTCGCCGCGACTTCGTCATTGGCTGCGATAGCCATTTTGTAAGCCGTTGCTAGATATTGTTCACTGGTCATACCGGGTTTGCTTTCACGCAACGCTGAAACAATTGGGATCATTTCGGATTCAAGTTCGCTATAAAAAGGATGTTCATTAGAAAATCCATCGATAACGCCCGAAACAACGGCCCCTTCTTGTTCGCTTTGTTGCGCCTGCTGTTGTGAGAAATGATTCTCGAAACCTTGCAGACGATGCTGCAATGCAAGCATTTGAGGATCGACGCGGTTCTCCACGCCGGGTTCAGTTAAAGCAGAAATAGGAATTCCACGCTGGCCCAACAGGTAGCGCGAGAAGCCCACCGGATCGTTTTCTGCATAATCGGAAAGGGCTAAAAGCTGGCCAATTGCGGTGCCTTCATCCATTCCGTTCATTGCAAACTGCTGCCGGCGAGGCGCAATGGCCTGTTCAACCTTGTCGTACATTTTCCTTTGTTCTGCGACTTCCATAGTTTTCCGCGTGTAATCTGCCTCTTGCGACTTAACGCGATCTGAAATCCATTTCTGGCTCTCAGACGGTAAGATGTAGAAGGCTTCGCGGTCTTTCGCTGACATAGATTGCGGGGCTGTGATGGTCTGATTTCCAGGTTCAGAACCTTCGCTCTCTGTGTCGCTTTCTGTTGTTTCATCTACAACGTCATCTCGTAGAGCCTCTTTCGAAGCCCTTTGTTCTACGACGGGCGCAGCGTCGTCTTCAGGCGACTCAGCCTCTAAAACGTCAAACTGTTCACCCATAAAGTCGTCCATTGACTGTGTTTCAACAACGTCTTCCGTTACTTCCGACATATCTTTTCCCTTTTAAAAGTCGATCTGGCTTGCGATGGCATCGACTGATTTGTCGATTGCCCTGTCCATCTCAGCGTTAATTCTGTTTTGTCCGTGCTTCTTAACGTCCTCGAATTCACCCTTTTCTTGAATTCGGCAGTCATGTTTTAACAGGTTCTCGTTGTGTTCTCTTTTGCCGTCGATGATTTTCCCAGTGATGGGACAGGCATATGATTCATAGTCACCAGAAACCATTGGAGATGCCAAATGAGATCGTTTTGACTCAAAATAAACCCGTTTTCCCGTTTTAACGGGCTTATAGGACCATTCGATCATGTCGTAGTTGTCTTTATAACCGTTCATCATCACCCTACATCAACACTGTTGGTTCTTCGCCTTCTGCAACCATGATTGTGGTTTCAGACAGAGGGATATCACCGCCAACCATTCGCGTGGCAGATAGAACAGCATCTATGCGGGACATTATCTCCGCAGCACGGTTCAGGGCCTGCTCTGGATCAGTTAAGCTGCCCTCTGGGCCACTGAATTCAGCCATGATGGTCTTCGCCAGATCAACCTGACGCTGCTTGTCAGCCTCGCTTGCATCAAACTCCATGCGATCACGCGCCATCTGCATGTCGGCCTGTATTTTCATGCCTGGATCTGGCTCTGGCTTCTGCGCCTCGTATTCTTTCAAGGACATCTCGCGCTCCTTTAGCGCGATTTCCTTCTCAGCCATCATCATGTCGGCTTGCTTGGAAGATGATTCCAACTGCATCTTGGCTTGCTCAAGCTCTGCCTTCTGCTGAACCTCTTGTGCTTTAAGCGCGGCGTTCTGCTGGTCCATCTGCATCTTCATCTGCGCCTCTTGCGCGGCAGCGGCTTGTTCTTGCTGTGCGGCCTGTTGTTCCGCTTGTTGGGCCTGTTGCGCCGAAGCATCTCCACCGCCAGAACCTTGCTGATCTTCGCCGATCATGTCCAAAGCGTCTTCAACTTCACGGCCCATCTTAAATCGACGCACTGCCGACATTAGCATGGCTTTCGCAGCTTCCAGTGGCAAATAACCGGAGGCGACGGCAGGGCCAGCGTTGCTGATAAAGGTGGAGACACCCTGCAACAGTTCTGTCATAGCTTTCTGATCCGACGCCTGGTCGCCGGAAACAGTCGCGTCCGTCTCAATGTCTACACGGTATGAGCGTTGCTTATCATCACGCAATACTTGCAGGCACTCATCCCAGGTTGGCTTGTCAAGTATCTCTTGGAGAGCTTCTGGAATGGGTTGCTGCTGTTGCGCCATCATCTGAGCTTGCTGCTGCGCCTGCATCTTTTCTTCGGGGCT